TGAATCTTCAAAATTTGTATCTTCCATATTTTAATATCCAAAGGTTGCGTCAGAAGGTAAATATCTGTCTGCCATATTTTCCATAGTAAAATCAAATATTCCTCTACGTGGTCTACTCATAACTCCATATCGTAATGCATCATATAAATGATCTTCTGCTCTAGTATTTACATCTTCAGGATTTTTAGGGTCAAGAGGAATGACAGGCAATTGAGAAACAAGATTAGTACAGTTATGAAAAACTACCATTCCTGGTGTATTATCTTCATCAAACTCTTCTTGAATTTGTAGCCTTCGATGTATTTCATTTTTTCCTGAGATTCTACTTCCAGCACTTCGATCACTTGGTCGCCATCTGCAGCCCTGTAAAATCATTTGCTCTGCAAGACTTGGCCCTGTATCTCCTCTACGATGCCAGCAAGAACTATCTAGAACACCATATAGTATTGTACCATCATCTTCTTCAAGATGCAATACTTTATTGGCTAAATCTTTTGCCAATACTTTAGATACATACAGTTCTCTATATATAATTAGTTGCCCATCGGGAGCAACACAAAACCAAAGAACAGCACTATAAGAACCATATCCATAATCACAAGCCCTGAACTTGGGCCAATTTTTTGGAATATCAAATGGTTCAGTGACATGTATTGTTCTATCAAATTCTGGAAACGCCGCACCTTCCGCTACATCCCAATTTCCTTCTAAGAGCCTCTTTCGCTGATTTTCCGGTAATGAAAGAAGCATCGTTTCATAGTCTCCACTTTCAGCTAAAAATGGATTATCGAATAATTTTGCCGGAATAAACTTTCTATCAAAAAGAGATTGTCCTTCTTTAGTATGTCCTTTTGGATATACCAATGTATTTCCATTGTCATCTGTAGCAGCAAAAGTTTTTCCTACAGGAGAAGGATCAACAAAGTATTTCTTTACCCATACATGTCCTGCACCACCAGGGTTTGTTGTAGCCCTCATATACACAGGTAAATCAGGTGCAGTAGACCTCAAACGAGAACGAAGATAATCCCACGCAAAGGCTGTGGGCCATTGCGTAAGTTCGTCAAAGCCTATCCAACAAAAGGACAATCCCTGGTAACGTAGTACGTCATCATCTCTATCTAGATATGACAGCCACAGCCTTCCGCCACTGGGAGAGGTCCACTGCATCTTTCGTTCCGACCATTTTATGCCGGGAATAATCTTGGGATATAGTTCTTGTGACTTCCAAACCAACTCCCTTAATTCTTCTGTAGTCCTACGTAATAATAAACCAGAAAATTGTGGATGTGCTAAGTAACGAAGGGGGTCTGCCAGCATTGCATAGCTTTTTCCTCCTCCTGCTGCCCCACCATATAGTACTTCTCTCTCTGAAGAAGCTAAAAAGTCTGTTTGTGGCCCCTCATTTGGTTTAAATAAAACATTGTGCTTTTCTTCAAATGATAAACCGTTTAATTCTTTTACAACAACTTCAGGTTTAGGGGGCTGCTCTACTTTCTGCTTCTTTTTTCGCCCCCGTACGTCTGCTCTCAATTTCTTCAAGTTTTTGGAGGGTTTCTTCGTACTTTTTAAGCCATATTTTATATGTTGCTGCCTTACTCTTTCGTTGCCGTTCTTTTTGGATTCGCTTTCTAAGACCAATGTGGGAAATTTCTCTTCCTGTTCTGCCACTTAACCACCCCGCCACTTCTCTAAATGAATATTCTCTTAAATATTCTTTTGCTAACTCCAATGCTTCCAATTCTTCTATAATAGGAATTAAAAGCTTGTCATCTTCTTCATGTTCCTTGTATCCAAAAGGAATTGTTCTACTAATTCTTGGTATTTCCAACCATTCATTGTCATCTTTTAGCCCGACAGGATCGGGCATCTTAAAATAGCCCAAGTCACGCACGATCATTCTTTGGTGGCAGAAGCATAATACCATTAGGTGAAGATACTTCAACCTTATCTGTCTTTTGTATGCCAATACGGTCTAGAAGTTCTTTGGCGGCATTCAATCTATGTTGATTTCCTAGTTCAGAGGGCCTTTCTAGCACATTAATCATGGCTCTTGCTGCTCTTGGGGCATTCATAGCAAGATATTCCCTTGTAAGTTCAAGTACTTCGTCCTTTAAAGACCGTAAAACCTCTGAAGGGCTTGTAGTTTCACTATATCCTGCAAGTCTTTTTGCTTTGGTGTAGTCACCATCTGCTTCATCAAACAAAACTTGTAGAAATGTCTGCTGTTTTGTAGTAAGTTCTCTCACTTTCTTAAACTCCTGTCTCCAAACCACCATGCTACTGCTGTGGTAGTCAAAAACATGATCTGATTTGATAGTTCACGTACAACTGTAGGGTCTTCTTGTACACTAAAGAAGATATAACCAGAAAAACCCAACAAACCAAACGTAAGAACAGGTCGTACAAACCGTAGAATGGAAGCAATGATAGGAGTAGCTATTCCATAGGAAGCATCATGAGCATAAGAAGCCGTTTTAATGTCTGAATCTGCCTGTACCTGTACAATAGCTTGCTCACTTTCAAGCTCATCTTTTCTTGCTGTAATCTGTAACTCCTGAAGCTGTAGCTCTTGATCAAACTCCAGTTTCATTTGTTTTAATTCTTGTTTCTTTTCTAGAAACCTTCCTACCGTTCCTATAGCACTACCAATAATACCAGTAGCACCACCACTTAATACAGAAGCAATGATTTCAAACATACAAATCTCCTACCATGTTGCAAAAAAGTCACGATTATCTACATGCAAAAAACTATTATAGTTTATTCCAAACCCTTTAAATCCTGCAAACTTTGCTGCTTCAATTAAGTCTTCTTTATTTAGTCCATGTAAAGAAATATCAAAAGCGGTAGAAGGAGTAGCTCTTGTGGCTCTATGTTGACTTCTAGGTGCGCCACCTACCTTTACATTATGTAGGGGACATCTTGCTGCACTATTGATAATCAAAGGTGTTTGCATTATATCCCGTGTCTTTTGTAGTTTAGCTATAGCTTCCTTTTGAATAAATCTATTTCCACAACCACACTTACACATTAACTCTGTCCACAAAAAAGATACACTTGCGTATTTCATTCTTTATCCACAGAGTTAATTTCACGCCTGTTAAGTTTATATCTCTGATAAAGTACTACAAGAGATAAGACACCTACGAGCGCAGCAATGATCATATTTAAATCACCACCTATAATAAAATTCCAAATAGAAGTAAACAATCCTCCTCCTACACTTAAATCATCTATTGTCTCTGGTTTTAGGGTCATGGTACTAAATAACTGCGTCGTCTTTTAGACGATCCGTATCATACTTAAACATATCTAAAACAGGCTTAGATGTAGCTTTCCTTAATTCGGCGGCTTGTAGCATGTCTTGAGGTTCCACTCCAGTATTTTCACGTTGTCCAAATAGCATAGTTACATTTATTCTTTTGTTATCAAAACCGGGAAGAAAATTTACATCTGCCGTTTTGTGAAACAAATTGGAATCGAACATAACACACCGATTATATTTATAAGGTATATATACCGCATTAGAATTTTTTTCTTCTAGAAACTTTATTACTTCATTCTTATCGTCACCATTGTAACGAGTAAAGTCCCAGTCAGGAGGAGCACCAGTATCCCAAATCCACATGCCCCCTGTCTTACCTACATCTCTTTCTTCGTCATAATCTTTATTAGCTTCAGTAGGCGTAATCCAAAAATTTACATTGACAGCAGCAAAGTCTGCATGTATATCAATGCCGGGACATTTGGACTCATACTTAAATGCCCACATCTGGGATAGATTTCTTTTATTCACATCATCAAATATCTTTGGTAAATGCTGAACCATTTCTAAAGATAATGTAGATAATGTTTGAGGAGAAAAACCATTCTCTCTGAATGCACCTAAGTATCCTCTACCGTATATGGTATTCCAAAAGGGAAATTCCAAGCAATACTTTTTAAGCTTTTGTAGGGCTTCCAAATTCATGAAGTCATCTATGACTACGATGTTTGGATTTGTCTTATAATAATTTTTTTCTATTTCCTCAAAAGGTAATTTTAAATTAAGAGCACCCTCTGGATGATCATGGTGAGGAAGAATTAACCTGCCGGTATTTAATAACCACAGAAGCTGTCCTATGTCATGGGCTTCTTTCATGTGAAGCATATGTTCTTTAAACGGCTGGTCGTTAGAATTATCTAAAGGACTATACTCTTTTTGTTTTTTATTCTTTACCTTATCTTTAGATTTACGCTGCTTGCGATTCATAAGTTATCCCTTTTTGCGAGTTCTCCTAGCGGGGGATTTCTTTTTAACTTTCTTAACTGGGCCTACAGCAATCATTACACCTATGCCGCCTTTACCTTTAGGCTTACTTTTTTTATCTTCTATGTATGTTCCGCCGTGCATTTTGGCAGCTTTTTTTGCGTCCTTCATACCCTTTTCAGTATAGGGCCATTTTACTGTAGGCATTATTATATCTCCTATTTAAATAATTTCATTTCTTTTACACTACCACCTGCAGCATACGCATGTTTCTTACCTTTATGTGAACCGCCATGCATCATTTGTGGACGTTTAATCATACCTCCTTTATTCTTAATATATTTTCTTGTATCTCTATGTTTAAATGTATCACGACCTTGTTCATTTTTTCCCATATACATGTAGTCATTTGCTGTTTTTTCAGTTAATCGTCCTTCTTTTATTGCTTTATTAAATGCATTTATAGATTCATTACGCATATTTTGTTCTGAACTACTTTTTCTTTTAGGTGGTTTTCTCATAGTTCTTCGTCTTGGTACTTTGAGAACTTCTACATTTGTAGATGTAGGAGTTGGTTCTATTTTTGGTCCAGCTTTTTTTATTACATCTGTAATATCTCCTGATTCTGCTTCAAGTGTTCCTACAGATTCTTCACGAGCCTTTTCAAATATGGGTCTATCCTCAATAGCTTTATTAATTTTACCAATATCTTTTCCGGTTACGACACTTTCTGGCTTTTTTCTTTCTCTAAGAATCAGTGTACGAAGTTTCTTTAGTTCTGATAAATCAAAACTAGCAGATAAATCTTCAACAGATAATTTATGAAAGAATTTCAATGCTGCTGTTATTGCTGTAGCTTTTGCCATTATACTTTCCTCTTTTTAAAATTTTTAAGTTCATTAACTTTGCCCCCGGCAGAGTAATTATGTTTCTTGCCTTTATAGGCACCGCCCTTTTGCATAGACGGTCTTTTTACAGAACCGCCTTTTTTAAATGGTTCATCCTCATAACCATAAGGCTTTCTAGGTTTAGGTGATTTAGTTGGTTTAACTTTAGTACGTTCAGCCCATGCTATTGCTGCCCTATTTCTAAGATTATCAGATACTTGAGGGGGTAGTCTTGTTCCAATACCTTCATATTTATCTTTTGCAAATTTTAATATACTATTAGTATATTCCTCTAATGATTTCATTTTTGAAATATCAACTGCGCTAGAAAATCTAGGCCATCTCCCTGCCTCTCTCATCTTATCGTCCCCAGATAATTTTGGTTTACCTCTTTGTTTTAAAAGACCAACAATATCTTCTCTAGCAATTTTATTAAAAGATTTTAATGCTGCTGTGGTCGCCGCCGCCTTCGCTTCTTCTGTAGGTTTTTTAGTTTCTTTAAAGCGTTTAGTTGTTGCAGTATACGGAGTTTTACCCGCTGACAATTTTTGCCAGTATTCTTTTCCTCTTTTTATGACCTCTCGTAATTCAGCATCAGAAAAATCTTCATCTACTGCTTGTCGTTTAAGGTCTGCCACAAAATCCTTTCTTTTGATAGGATTTTTTCTAAATGCTGTTATAGC